CCATAGAAACGGAAAGGACCTGATTTAAATTGGGTTGTTCCGAAAGTAGGAGCTTGTGGGTCATTTACAGTTACGCCAGACACAAAGTTTTTAAGAATGTCAGCTTCAATTCTAGAACCAAGCTCTTTCATAGCCGCCATTCCGAAGCGGTCGAGGTACTCACGGACATTGAAGATAAACTGTTGGTCAGTGTACCCAGCACTTACGTTAGATGCTTGAGAGCAAACTATTGACTGTACACGTTGAACAGATGGTTGTTGTGTAATCACAAGACCATTGTAAGACGTGAAACGTGGGGTGGTGTCAAATGTTACAGTGTCGCCTAAGTTACTAGGAGCTGTAGTATTAAAATCTTTAAACTTTTTGTTAGACATGCTGATACCGACGAAGCTATTTAATAGCCAAGCCAATTCAGCCTTTTGATAGGTTTGAACTATCTGTAAGACGTTAGTAGGTGTAGAAGGCATTTTAGGTCTCTCCAGTTAATTAAATAAAATCTTCTTAACTGGAAGGACAATAGCGAGTATTTAGCCTTTAAACATTTTTCTAAAATCACTCACCGACATAGAGCCATTGTCCATTCCAGCCGTAGGTGAAGGTTTTAGTTGAGAGTAGGGGTCGCGAGCCTGAGCTTCTTCAGCTTTTGCAGACATATTTTGCTTAATGCTTGCAGATAGCTTTTGCAAGTTTTTCTGAGCTAGATATGGCTGGTCTTGAATATCAGACAAGATTTGTGAGAGCTTGTGCGGATTATCCAAAACTTCTTTCATAATGTCGCCAGTGTTTTCCATGTCATTGACCATTCCGATAAATGAATGGATTCTAGGGTCATTATAATTAAGCTGATTCAGTTCTTGTTCGAGTCCAGGATATTGTTGTTCTGCCACCTGCATTTTTTGCACAAAGCTATTCACCATTTGTTGCTGTTTTAATTCAGCAAGTTGGCCTTGAATATGCTCTTGTGTCGCACGTGTCGCTTGCTCTTGAATCATTCGCTCAATGTCAGCTTGTGACAATTGCGCCATACCACCTAAGCTTGGAGCCTGTTGTGGGGCTGCTTGTTGTTGCTGTTGCTGAGCTTGTAATTCTTGCATAGCTGCTAATCTCCCTTTTTCAAAAGCTTTTTGTTTTTCCCGTTTAACGACATCGGCAACTTGAATTCTATTGAACACAGGTGCTTGCAAATCGTCATCAGGAGCAGTTTCTTGCTCTTTTACTTCAGGATTAGTGATTTCAGTATCAACAATATTTTCTACTTCTTCCATTTAAAACCCTCGTTTGACTTTCTGTCGGTGTCACCGTGATTCAATACAATATCGCTGTAAGGTTGCGCCCAGGATGCCGTTTGGGGACGTAATACCTCAATTATTCACTATATAAACATTTTGTGTCAAGCGTTTGCCAATGTTTCACGTGAAACCACATATAAATTTCCACGCTGTATGTTTTTTAAAGCCTGCGTAATTAGGAACTTAATATTTTTGACATGGTTTTTAGAATCATAAATTTCCCAGTATTCGCTTAGAAGTTTTTCAACTTCATTCAAAGATACTTTACCATGCCTTGTGTGACCACAGACAAGCAATAATATTCGGTACTCTGTTTCGCGCAAATAAGGTGCAAATTTATTTAAATAACTAAGGTCTTCACATGCAGTTAATAATTTATCTAAATTTTCGTTCATAGGATTCACAACTATGTTTCACGTGAAACATCTACTGTTCGCGGTTCGCGAATCACGAACAGAGAATGTTATTTTTTTTTCTTTTTTGATTTGCCAGCTTTAGAAAGACTGGCTGCAACCGCTTGCTTTTGTGGGTAACCAGATTTGACCATTTCCGAAATATTTTCTGAAATGACTTTTTTACTTTTACCTGGCTTTAGCGGCATGATTTTTTTCCTTTAGCTTTCATGGCTTTAGATTCGTCTTTGCGAGCTTTCTTCTCCATACCTACTTCACCATAAGCTGTGCCTACTGCTCTTTTTTTGGAATAACCAGCTTTTTCCATAACTTTCACGTTATGCGACATACCTTTGGGGGTGCCAGCAGCTTTGCCTTTAACAAGCATGCCTTTTTTAACTTCTTTCTTTACTTGTTTCATTTGCATTTCCCCTTCATCATTTTTTTCATCATGGATTTGTCTTCTTTGACATCTTTCTTTTCAGATTTTTTAATCATTTTAGAAATGAGTTTTTTGTCTTGTGCTACATCCATATGTTTTGCTGATTTTGCAGGTGCTTTCTTTTTCATGATTAGCTTCCAGGATAAGTTTCAGAATATATATAATTACGCTCTTCGCTTAAAATTTCAACCATTGATGCCAAGCCTAAATCAGAAACACCCATCAGGGCTGTAGATTGCTCAATGACTTCCATCTCTGGTTCAAAATAATCGAATATCACAAGCGCAATTGCTCGTTCAAACATGCCATTTGGTTTCCATATCCACCAATTAGCAACAGGCTGTACTTCCGTTACGCGTGGCAATACAACATCAGAGCCGCTTTCGTCTTTGAGCAAAGTCTTCATCACTCTTTCCTAAAGAGTTCAGAAACAATTTTGCTTCTTTCATCTTTAGATGCGCCATTTGTAACTTTATACATGGTTTGCATGATTTCGCTTCTTGTATAACCATCACGCTTCATTTTTTCCACGCCACCAGGTTGGGTAATGTGATGTTCAGTGATTTTATATTTGCTCATTTTCTTCCGCTCCTTGCATTAAATCTTTTAATTCTTTATTCATTTTCAAGCCGTGCGCCTGAGCGCGTTGTTGCACTTCAGCTAGTTTTGCCGCCGACTCCAGCGCATGTACTTCAAGGCTTGTTTGTGACTCTTCCAAACGCACAGCACTATCAATTTGAGCTTGCGATATTTTTGCTTCGGCTTCAAGTATTTTTGCATCAGCTAATTCTTTTTCTGTAGCTAAGCGAGCCAATTCAAACTGATTTTCAATTTGATTTTGTTGTACATCAGATTGAGCTTTAATCATTTCAGCTTGCGCACGAATCATTTGTGGGTTCTGCGACATAGCTTCTTGCTGCATTTGCATGGCCTGTTGTTGCTGCTGAGCTTGCTCTTGTAAATATGGGTCGATTGATTCTTGTAATCTATCCGCGCCATAAATGGTTAGGTTAGATACTAAGATTTTAAGGCCCTGGGGACTATTCATAAACTGGCCAAACTGAGGGCTTGCTTGCATGAGTGCAACTATTTGCTCAAGCGCTTTATTTTTTTGTATTTGGAAGTTTACGCCTGCATCAATGTTGACTTTGACTGCGCGGTCTTTGTAATCAAGAACTGGCTTACCTTCCATATTAATTTCTTGATAAGACTGTTCGCCATTACTGTCAATTAGAGGAATTGTGCGCTTGCCAACTAAATATTTAGGCATTAAGTCAACAATAATATTTCCGATTTGTGTTAAACCCTGTAAGTAACCGACAATATAAGGCATTGCGGCAGAGTTTCCTTGAGATGCTGTTTCAATAACAGCTTTCCCAGACAGTCTTGTGTCGTCTCGACCGAGATTAGAAGCGTAAGAACCCAAGATAGTTTGGGTAGTGGGGTCGGTGACTTGGAATGCACCCATGATTTCAGGTGGTGCGCCTTGATTAACCACTTCCCTAATAGGTTGCGGAATTGCTTTGTTAGGATCGTTTTCATAAAACGCATTCACTACAATTGTATTGGCTTTTTGAATATCAGTTAGTGCCTCAATGTAATCGTCTTCCTGGGGAATAGCTTCCTTCATCACAATAAACTTAGATTGTATTTGGTTTTCTAAGTAGTTTGCTAAACTAATACCTGCGAAGTTTTTGAGGTCTTGAATACCTTTGGCGTGATAAACGTAAGGGCGCGTCATTTGGTAAGTTGTATTTGATGTACCTTGGGTCAAATTGATTGAATTGCCATCAACAAATACATAAGGCAAAAAAGTATAATCTGTTTCTTCATATTCGAGCACTTGGTTTTCAATCAAACGATATCGGCAAACTGTTTCAAGTTCTGTCCAACGCGGCTTTCCCATTACAATTGGCAGCTGTTCAATGAAATTCATTT